CCCTGTGCCCCAGTGTCGCCTTTCTCGCCCTTAGCGCCTTGAGCTGCTAACAATGCCCATGATGCATTTTGTGGCAATGGAGCAGTGCCAGTTACACTCTCCAAGCAGAAATACGTTGCTCCTTGGTATGCAACAGCATCATCTTTTACATATGCAGTTGCTGAGTTGTATCCTCCACGCCAAGTTAGTCCAGCAGGACCAACTGGACCGACATCACCTTGCGGACCAATTGGCCCTTGTATGCCTTGATCACCTTTTGATCCTTTTTCACCCTGCAACCCTTGAGGCCCTATAGGGCCTTGAATACCCTCAACACCTTGGGGACCAATTTCTCCTTGAGGCCCTGTAGCCCCAATATCCCCCTTGTCACCTTTTGTAGCTGTAAATGCTTCAGCAATTCCTGCCTCTATTCGATTCATGTCGGTATGGTAAAGCGTCTCACCACTAACCCAGTTAGTTTTAGGTGTGTAATTCAATTTTAAATCTCCAGATATGAAAAACACCCTAGCGGTTAAGCTAGAGTGTCAAAATCTAAGTTTATTGGGAGGCTAGCCCCCATATTAGGGCGTAGCTGGAGTTACAGCGTAGTCAGCATATACAGCAGACTTTGGTTGTTTCCATAATGCCCCAGTGAAACCAGAAAGGTATCCAGACTCATAAGTTAATAAATCACGCTGGCGAACTTGTAAAACTTCTGGATTGTGAACCTTCATTTCAAGGTAGTTTGAATCGGAAGTATAAACTGCGAGTCGAGCCTTACCATTAACAATATTACGAGCATACATCGAAGGCACGCGAACAAATGTAATATTGAAATTATCGTTTTGCGAAGTCTTGCGAAGTGCTGCAAGAATCTTATCGAAAGCAGATAATGGCAATGTATCAACACCAACAATCACGCCGCCAGTATCAAACTTGCCTAGCGCTGTGATCATGTCAGCAGCATCCATAGCAATATGTGTAGGCTGAATGCGATAGTCTGAAGCAGCCCATGCACGATTATAGTTTGCCAACACAAAATCAATAAACTCTTGAGCAGTCATTGCAGCAATAGTTTTTGTTTGGTCCACACCATGCGGAACGCTAGTTCCATTTAAAAGACCTTCTTGTCCTTTAGCTTCTTGATGTCCTAAAAATCCAGCATATTGAATTGTCGCCATTGCGTTAGCATACAAAACATCTTGCTTCATCTTAACAACATCAATACCTAAACGAGCAATCTTTTGAACTTCAAGCTCAGACCAAGTTTCAGCTTTACCCCAAACAGCCACTGGAGCCTTTTGGAAAGTAACATCAGCATCAAGAGTTTTTAAACTGTTCGTCTTGTTGCCAATCAAACCATCACGTACATCACCTGAAGCATTTGTAATACCGAATTCAACATACTCAAGAGCAAGGTCGAGATTAAAATCAATTGGCAAAGCTTCTGCAATCATGATTTCAGGAAATTGTGTTTCTTGTAACTGCGTGTCACGCTCGGTTAAAGCTTCTTGCAAAACCTCACCGTATTGACCAGAAATATAAGCCATTCGTTAAGCTCCTGCAACTTGTGTATTGTTTAATGTAACTTCAATTACGCCATTAGTACCGCCACCAACCTTATCTACAATATAACCAACATCAATTGTTGAAGCTGAAGCAGTAGCAGTGAATAAGCCAGCATTAGCGCCAGTACATTGAATATAGACCTTAGCGCCACGTGTAAATGTTTGACCAGCAACAGTCGCAACACGGATACCATCGCCAATCCCAATTTTGGCAATCTCAGTGATTTTTCCATTTGGCGCAGCATTTGGATAGATGTCTCGAACAACAACACCAGCAAATACTTCTGTTACTGCCGTAAATTTCTTTACACCGCCAGCAGGGTTAAATGCAACTGCCGTACCATAAACAAGGTCATCAGTTGTTTTATTAATCTCACCCCAAATTTTAATGTCAGAGCTTGATGCGCGTGAGAAATTACCCGCTAAAAGCGTTCCATCCCATTCGGTAAAATAAGCCATTATTATTTAGCTCCTTTGTTGCGTAATGATGCTGGTACTTTTGGTTCTGACTTAGAATCATTACCAACGAATTTTTTACCAATTTCAGGTTTTTTAATTTGCATTGTTTTTGCAGCAGCATATGCACTATTCAATGCACAATCTTGCAATTTTAATGCCTGATCAACGGTATAAGAGCCAGTTGATGCAACAGCAGCAGCCTTAGCTTGACGAGCTGACATGCCATCTTTAAATGCAACTTTAGGGAAGCTTGCCTTTGCATCGCCAAGAGTTGCAGAATTATCTTCAGCATCTTTAAGAGATTTATTCTCTTCTTCTAGCTGAGCGATTTTTGCATCTTTTTCCTGAAGCTGAGCTTCAAGGTCAGCCAATTCAGCAGCAGCAGCAGCCGTATCTTCATCCGTTACGGTAGTTGCTGGAACTTCTTCCTCAATCTGAGAAGCAAGCTCTTCAGCTTGAGCAGTTGCCGCTTGAGCATCATCAAGTACAGCCTGGGCCTCTTCGGTTAAAGAAGCCGCTTCAGCTTGAAGCTCTTGGACCGCAGCCGCCTTTTCTTCAGTAGTAGCATCAGCACTTAAAACAACTTCTTCAGCGTCAGCTAACTTTTTATCAAAATCCGCTTTAGCATCATTTAATTTTTTCTTACGATCATTAAGTTTAATCTTGGCATCGCCAAATTTAACTGAGGTTGATTTTTTAGGCTTGCGACCTAAAATCTTATCAAGCATGGTTCGCTTTTTTGTCATCTCTTTGGGTTTCCCATCATTAAGATTTAGTTTGCATTCACTGCCGCATCGACCTTCATCAAGAACTGCCAAATGATTGCCGCGAATATTTACTTTAGTGAGCTTGCCATTAATAGTTTCAATGTCAGCGTCATAACCGCATGATACCTCACTAGTTCCGTCTTGAATAGTCTTGATGGCATTGGCAGAATTAATAATAGCATCGCCAAGCAAAAACTTTCTATCCTCACTAGGTCGAACGTTTACGATAGTACCTTTGGTCAACTCCTCCCAGTTCTTTGAGTTAACCTCCATTTCTTCTGGATGGTTAATTGTAATAGGAACATTTTCAAAAGATTTAATTGTATCAGGGCTAAAAAGCTCATCCTCATTTACATAAACGTCGTAAATCTTATTTTCTTCTTTACCAAGATCGGAACCTAAATACTCCATAGGTCCAGTGCGAGCAAGCTTTACGCCCTCTGAAATTAGGTAGCCAGCATCTGTTAGCTTAAACCTAGCTCTTGCATTGTCATTCAGTTTCATAATATTAAAGCCTTATCAATAATCCCTATAATACCAATTACAAAAACGGCTTGCAAATTATGATTAATACATAAAATTTACAATTAATTTATTTTTGCTATTGCAAAATAAAGTTAATGTCGATACTATAAATTATCTTTTGGGAGGGCTGGGAATGAAAGTATTAAGTTCTATAGAAATGGAAGCATCAATTAAATTGGAAATGCAACTAAAAGAAAGAGAAGTGTGGACAAGAGTTGCTTGTTCAGTGGCTAGTGCTAATGATTGTAAGAATACAGGCGTAGCAATTCACTGGGCTAATACTATTACAGATGCTTATGTCAAAAGATTTGGAGATTCAAAATGACCAAATCAAAAAAGCAGCAGATAGAAAGTATTTGAAGGAGATCCAAAAATGGTTACTATTGAAGTTCACTCACATGTAAAACCAAAGTGCTTGACAATAATTGCAAAGCAGAATGGTAAGCAATTGCTGAAGTCGCCAATGATGTGTAAAACAATGACACAAAAGACAATTGAATCTCAAATTCGCAAGGATTTAAAGATTTATGACACGCCACTATATGGTGGAATATCGATTGTATATTTCGTAAAAATTGGAGATAAATAAGATGAGCCATAAAGATTACAAAAATCTATGCAAGCGTGTCGCACTTATTAATAAAGGTGCGGCCAGATATATGCGAACCAAAGCAATTAAACTGGATGGATTTGCTTATGCCAAAATAATCATGGGTTGTTTTTATTTTGGAGATACTCCTCAAGGAATTGAATATTGGCAAAATATCTCAAGACAATTGAGTGAGGGAATGATTATCCAAAAACGTGACTGGGTGAAGGGATGACTAGAACAGAGCTACTGGTGGAAGGTAATAGCCTTGCATGTAATGGCGAGATAATTATAAACCACGAAGGCAGATGGCAGGTTTTTGGATCCACAAAGTTTTTTAGAACTTTAGAAGAGGCTGTTAAGTTCTGCATGGAGAAGAGCCAATGAGAGCAGAACAATTTATCAAAGACCACGGTTTAGAACGGGCGAGAGAGGTTGTTGAGGGTGCGCCTGAAGGGTCGACTCATTTTGTAGGTTCTACATATTTAAAGCTTATTGGTGCAGTTTGGTGGAATGCATGGTTGTCAGAGTGGAATCACAAGGACAGCAGCATGGTCAAGAGATGGAAATGTGAAAGCATTGAACTGATAAAGACTTGGGGTGATGTTTTTAAATTGGACGAGATAAAACGCCTCGTGGAGTCGGTGGATTTATTCAAAAAACTGAAGACTAAAAAGAATGCTAATCGTGAGTTTATGAAGGCTTGCATGAGAGGGCAGACAGAGCGAGCAAACCAGATCAAGCGAGCAATCGATGCACATGATGCCATCTATGGAAAGAAAGGAGCCAGCCATGAGTGAGTTTAAAGAAGAACCATGTCAACACGTGTGGAATGAAACAACTAGTAATGGTGATAAGTATAGATTCTTTGTTTGTAAGCACTGTGACAGCACTTGCGATTACGAGCCATTGGAAGTTTTAGACAAACCAGAAAACCACATTTCGCCAAACTGCAAAGCAAAGGATGTTTGAGATGGTTAAATATAAAGATCAGATAGTTGATTGCAAGTGGATTAACGATCCCAAGCAAGAGGAAGTGATTCAGCTTAAAGCGAAAGTGGAGGAGCTGCAAGAAGAGTTCGCCGAAGATGAACGATTCTTAAAAGAGCAGATCAAAGATAAAGACTTAAAAATTGAAAACCTTGAATATCTGCAAGGCATGGATAAAGAACTTATTCAGACATTACAGGGCAAGGTTAATGAGCTGCAAAATCGGGTGGATGCAGCACTAAGTCATCTTGGTGATGTGAATTTTCCACCAGATTACGAAGACGCATGGGAGAGTTTTTACAAGGCAGAGCAAGCGCTCAAGGGGGAGGCAGATGATTAAAGCAGAAGTGATATTTGATGGTGATGAAATTCACTGCAAAGGAAAAATGATCTGTTTTGAGCAGCTAACAACTGGTGATTTTCATGTTGTAGATGGTGACTTATTCAACACATTAGAAGAAGCAATTAAATACTGTTTGGAGTGCGACCAATGACCACATTCAAAGAGTGTCAACACGAATACCAATACAACTGGCTATTCAAAAGCCATATTTGCATACATTGTGATGAGGTAATGAAAGATGAAGATTAAACAAATCCGCGCCAATGCTCCAGATAGTGCGACTCATTACCATAAATATTATATTGGTTATTCTACTGGATACATGTATTACAAAATAGTTGATGGAAATTTGTATGCATGGGTATCCTGCTTTCAAGAATGGATACTTGATAAATTTACAAGAGAATCAGAATTAGAACCCCTATAAAGGGGTTTTAATTTATCCAAAGTTTACTACTGGCAATGAAGTACATCGGCAGTTGTAAATATCTCCAGCAAGAATTTCAACACCCCCAATTTCACTACGCTTGCGCCAAGTCTTGCCGTTATCATCGCTAAATACAGTTGGGTCATCAAACTTACAAAGCTTACCATCCATTACAACATGGTCACGCCTAGTTCGCTCATCAATCACCGTAGACCAAACTATAGGTTTTTGATCCAAGTGCCTCAGACCTCAATCTAGTGATTTGAGCATTTACTCTTGATGTCTCAGTACGGGCAATAAGTTTTGCCCTGCTTTCACTTACCTTTCCTTTCTCCTTAATCTCGGTTATAAGGCGTGTAGATCGCTCACCAGCAAGAATATTGTCACGAACAACCTTACCTACTTCTTCAGCATACTGATTCTTAATAGAAGTGATTAGGGCCGCATTCTCTGCAATCCTAACCTCTAATAATGTATCAATATCATCAGATCTAATCTGACCAGCCAAATCAACGCCAGTAGCATTTTGAATATTTTTACTCATTGATCTAGCATTATTTCTATCTAAGCGAGACAGGAAGCCTCGCGCTAGATTTTCTGCAAATGCAGCAATATTCAACTGATCAAGACGGGCGTTAATTTTTGTGAGTTGTGCAGCTAAAAAATTGAACGCCTTTTTTAATAGAAGCATCATTTACAGTAAGTGAAACTGGAGATTGTATTAGCTGAGACTCTGAGTCGTCTTTAAGCTCATTAACAACAATATCCTGCATAACACTAATTAGCTGAGATAGCTGTCTGCGATAATAAACTTCTGCTTGCTTGCTCGGTCTCACTGCCCTGATTTTGCGCGCCATAATTCAAAAAATCCTTTAAAACTTTAATGCTTTCATCTGTAATAGAATCAACAAGGCCTTTATTTTTAAGTTCAGTTGCATACTCAACTTCTGTAATAACACCATCTTGGAGTGCGGTAGATAATGCTGTTACAGTTGTTCCAAGTACAGTTGACTCTTCAACCTCATTGGTAAGCTCAATAGATGGATAAGTATAATCCAATTGACTGTACTCTGACTGCATATCATGCAAGATAAATTTATCAAAGAAGTCATCGATAGGTCGCAACCGAGCCTCTTGCAAAGATGCAATTGTTTCATAATAGATCTGGTTATCTTCAGCTCCACTTGCGAATCCAGAAGCAGACTGACCAAATAGGCGAGTAAGAGGACGACTACAAGCTCCTGCCAAGTCATCGCGTTGAGCCTTAAGGATCTCAACAAGGCCAGCAAAGGTCATTTCCTTGCGTTCATAATCGGTTGTTTTGTCAATCATCAAGGCATCTGTAGAGCTTTGAATCGCTCGCATTGCCTGAGCAACCAATGCAAATTGCTCTTCCTTTCCAGCCGCAATAGCAAGGTTAAAGTCTTGAATTTTTAAAACATCGACTTTAGATTGATCAACAATGTCAGATATGTTTGTTGCAGTAGTTAGATAGTTAATTAATGGCTGATAAATAGACTGGATATCCGATCTACCATATTTTCCATTAACACCGTTTTTATCTTTAATTGATCTTCTTCCAGCCTCAATTCGACAAACTCGGCTATTGTGAATTAGAACATTCCCACGACCAACATTGATTCGATACATTCTGGGGCGACCAAAGTTTGCATCCCTTATATCATCCTCGTATGCTCTGTCAAAATCATAGGCAGTTTTATCAAGAACAATAAATCTAACTATTTTCTCTTCATCAAGATTTAATGGCGACTCAAGATCTTCAGCGTCAGTAATAGCAACAACCATTGCATCGCCATAAACTGACACCCAAGTCAAAACATCTTGACGATGCTTAAATACACCCAATCTTCTTGATGTAGACTCAAGAGATTTCGTTTCTTCGCTATCTAGTGTTGTTTCAATATTTCGATTTAGGCGTGTCATGTCAGATACGCCGCCATCTACAAACTTTTGAATAATCCAAGAGTTAGCATAAAGATCTGCAAGCTTATTATCGGTTAAGCGCTTATTGCCAACAAAGTCTCTGGCAGCAGTTCTTGAACCAATACTATTTGCAAGAGATACAATATTGTCATTTAATGTAGTCATTTTCTTCACCTAAGAACAATAAGCACAATATATCACAGCAAGTCAAGGAAGCTACCTTTTGCCTTCATGATTGGTTCAAGAGCATAACGCAATGCATCAATATGATGGTTCCACTTATCAATAATAATTGTAAGCACCTCACCAGTTAATCTATCCGTCTTATAAGAGTAGTTATCAAACTCTTGCTTTGTGCCAACACAGCGAGAATGAATAATTATCTTATTAAACGATTTGATGAACTCAATACCATCTTCAACAGAACCCTTGCCTTTTTCACAAGGAACAACCAAAGGCATACCATTGCGCTTTAAAAAGCTAATTGTTTCTGGTCGAGAGTTATCGGCACGTGTTGAAACTTGATTTACATTTGGAACCCTATTTGAAATAAAGTTAGACATGTGATCAGTTTCAAGCCCGACCTCACTACAATCGTACTCAATGTAAAGATTTCCATCATTAATCCAACATCTAACAAATGCCATAGGATCGGCAGAGAAGCCAAAATCTAAGCCTTGATATGGGCCATCCCATGTATGATCTGGCGCAAAGTCAGAAACAACATATTTGTTTGCGAAAATTTGCGCATCAGAGTTTTGATTGTATGCACCTTCCCAAATCCAATTGTATTTTTCTGGCGTAAGATTACGCAAAGCCAAACGTCTTTGACGGTCAAGAATCTTTGGAAATCTCGGATTGTCTCTCCAGTTAATCTCAACACCAACACCAATCAATTCACCCGTATCTGGATCGTAAATCTTTTCATGTCTAAATTTCTTATCGCAAGGGCTATCCATTTTTTCTGGGTTCCAAGTTACCCAGATTTCAGCATCGTCAATACCTCGAATTGTAGGCTCTAATTTATCCCATGCAGCCTGTGATACCGACTCAGCCTCATCAACCCAGCAAAGCAAGATACGAGCCTTAGACTTGATGCTATCAAGGTTATGACGCAAACCACAAAATAGGAATTCAACTTTTCTATTTTTTGTTCTAATGTAATTTTCGCCCATTTCGTAATAGTCATTAAGAAACGGAACCTCTTTAATTGCCTGCTTAATCTCCTCCATTGATGAGTCAGATAGAGTATTCATGAACTCACGGCCACAAAGGATTACACCACTAATTCCAGCCTCTGCATACATGTATCCTTTTACGGCAGACATTGTGGCAAAGCCACGAGTCTTACCAGATCCACGGCCACCCCAAGAACACCGATACATCACATTAGGCTGTGAGAATAAAGGTATTAACTTGGGTATCATCTCAATATTGGCAGAGTTACTCATCTAATGGCTTCAACCCCACTAGATTAATCGTAGTAGGCTTTTGACCCATAGAGCCATCAGAAGATGTATGATCCTGTTTCTCAGCTAATCCAAGCTCTCTTGCGATAATTGCAGAGTTAAGCAATCCAGCACTAGCACCTTCAAATTTTTGAGTATAAATTACAGCCTCAATGCGCTCACAGATGTCTAAGAAATCTTTTCTTTCTTTGTAGTTGTAATAAGCTTGACGACTAATATCCAAAAAGAAACAAAGACCCTGAATAGTCATTGCCCGCATCTTATCAATATCACCCTCAACAATATCGCCCTCATAAGAAAACAACTTCTTTTCATTTAAAGGATTATCTTGAACCCATTCAAAATACTCACAAGCAGCCTCCCACAAATCTTCAGGCGTAGCAAAAATAGGCTTACGCCCATGACTAGATCTTTGCAACCAGAATTTATTTCCACATGGAGCGGACATTCCAAACACTCCTAAATATATATTTTCTATAGGATACCATAAAAAAAACCCTAGTGCGTCAACACTAAGGGCTTCTGTTTTTTTGACTATTCTTACGAAATATCATATTTAAATATTATCATAATTCATATAAATAATCCTTATAGTTTTCCAATGTTAAAGACGAATTCATCCATTTATTTCTTTCTTCTACCCAAAAGAAAACACAATGTTTACTAATTTTATAATAAACCAACCATCCTCTAGGATCATAATGCGTTGCATCTTCTGGCTTATTTTTACGTATTTCTTCAATTTTCATTTTAATAACTCCCATATTTAAGTACACTTACAATAGAATCATTTTCTTTAGATTTTCTATTAAGCTTATCAATTTCATATTTAAGCTTATCAACCTCACCTTTCATGTAATCATAAATATAATCATGAGAAGTTTTATTAATTCTATCTTTTAAAGGAATATTGTAAAACTCTTTAAATAATTCATTTGCTGTTTTCATCCCTCAGCTCCCGATTCGCTTGCTTCAATCATTGCTTTGTATCCAGTTTTACTTAGTGTCGACATTGGTGCGACTGAGTAACGTTCGTAAGCTTGGAACATCTTTTCAGTTGGTACTTTTGGCACAACCACACAACCCTCTGGCACCGCCTTAGCTTTGGCTTTTTCTTGCCATGCATACCAAGCGCCATTGATAAATGATTCTGCGCACGAGTTGAACGGCAAGTCGTAAAAATCTCCATTAAAATGCGATTTTTCTTCATTTAATATTTCTGCAATATCTGGAAGCTTCTCAAAAGCCTCTATTTCATTCAATGTCATTTTTTAAATCTCCGAATTTTAGATCCAAATGCAGAAGTTGAAATAATTTCTTTTATTGAATCTTCAAGCTCTATTGAATTTCTGCAAATGTGGCTACGACCAAGAGCAACTATTCTAAATGGATAGCCGTAATTTGCGTCATGCTCAATTGATGTGATTATTTCATTTGGCGAAAAACAACCATTAGAAATCCTAATAAAGCCATGCTCCAATCCGCAAAAATCATTTATCTGATTATTAGCATCGGTAATAATTTCACGAATCTCTTTTAAATTAGCCTGCTTATCTTCAGCGGTCTTTAATTNCNTTTTTAATTGAATCAATAAAATTAAACACATCATTCTCCTAAAAATTTAAAAATAGTTAAAACAACAAATAAAATATAAAGACAATAATCCAGATACAAAAAATGACGCAAATAATTTATAAGTAAAATAATCACTAAATGACCATTTTGTATATATTAAAATATACATCCCAAGAAATACAAACAACAACCAGCAAAATTGAATAATATTCATTTAACAACCTCCTATTTATTTAACTATAGTAACTTAATTATTTTACTATTGCAAATATTTTAAGCAAAAAAACCTCCCGAAGGAGGCAGAGGAGTAAACTTAAATGAAGTGAACAACTACGCTACTTCTACAAGTGTCATTGTTCATGTATCGGCAGAGTTGGGTTTCGGCAAAGTGGACGACCTCCCACGGACAGTATCCAATCCTCCACATGTCTATCATGCTTTTATTCACTTCTCTAAATTGCCTACTTTCAGGCGGTCAGGCACTGCGTATGCCAAGCTTAATTAACATCAATCGGGATTGCATGCCCCAAGCTATATACAATTAATTAAACCATACCAAACTTTCTTGGCAGTCATTTGTTTACACTGTGGTGCGTATTCCACAAAAACAATATTAACAAAAATACAATTATTTGCAAGTAACAATTTCAATAGCTTGCTCAACTGAATTTGCTACCTTAACTTGCCCATTCCAATTAACATGCCATTCAACTTGATCAGGTGTTAACTTTTGTCCTGAAGGGGGCTTATTGCCATCCTTAATTTCAATTAAGAAATTTTCACCTCTAAATCCCACTAAAATGTCAGGACATCCCTTCCCAACACTAGAAAGAATCTGAACACTACATCCAATCTTTCTAAGTGCTGCTACTATTTCATTTTGGTTTGCATCAATTTTAGCTGCTCTCATTCTGGACGCTTCCGCAATGATTTCTTCCAGTCGCCTTTGTAACCAAAATCAGGAGCTAAACACATATCACAGTTTTGGTAAAATTCCATATCATTTCGGCGCGGCTCTCGCTCATACCAGAAAAATTTACCATCTTTATCCATAACCCAATAATTGTATCGTTTAGATACATAATCCCAATCAATCACAAAATCATCATTTAGTACTTCTGGCAAACTTTTATCCTTGCGTTTTTCATCTTCTGCAAGCATTAGGTCTGCATATTGCCAAGAATGTGCAACCAATAAATCAAGACTATAATTGCTATTTAATACACCAACATCAATTCCATGCAAAGCAAAAGCATGCGCCAATTCTAATTTATTCACTCTCACCACCAATTAAATTTTCGATTAATTTGCTATAACCGCCGATGTCATGCCATGAATCAATATGATTATGATCTCCATTAACTAAACGAGCCATTTTTGAGGCAATCATATATAAGGCCATTTGATGCGACTTAGGCATATTGTCATATTTGCATTTACGCAATAAATCAATAATACCTTGAGTGACAAAAGCTACATCTTCAAAACATCCATATTGGGATTGGCGCTCCAATAGGGTTACATCAACCTTACTTAGCTCAGCATGAACAATTAAGTCATCATTATTTCTAACCCATAATTTTTTAGAATTAATAAATACAGATGCATCCCCACTATTATCAAAATCTTTCAGCCGACTATCAAAGTACATTAAATCAGAATTATAAAAATTACATTTTCCATTTTCTAGTTTAACATAATAATCCGAACCATTTGGAATTTCGATAAATCTATCATTATTTAAATCAATTCCAATCGGAGCAGATTTCCAATAATGATAAGTTCCATCATCAAATTTCTCTAAATACTCAACGTGCTTCATTTTCAACTACTCCACAAGAAATATAATTACGCTCATCTTCTGCCTTTAATGCTTCAAGTTCATTGTGAATATAATCCCATTCATCAATAAACATCTGCAATGTTTCACCTTCTTTCAACGGATCTGATCCATTAATCTTGTCACGAATTGACTTTAGATTCATAGCTCACCTTTCAATTTTTTGCGATATTTTAAGTTTTGCTCTTTACGGCAAGCGCAACATCTACCACCATACTTACCCTCAAAAACATATCTTGTCATGCCATGATTTGAGCACTCAGCCATAAACTCAGATTTACCATCAATAATAGCCTTCTTTCTAGCCTCAATAACTGATGTTCGTCTTAGATGGTCTGGATTAGTTGATTTGGTGTATTTTGGTTTTTTAACTCTTGGCGTAAACTCAAAAGTTTCAAGAACCAATAAAACTCTATCAAAGCTTTCATCAGAAAATACAGCATCCATACGTGCAACATTATTAAAACTTGGAACCGAAACACCAACCAAATCACAGAATCGTTTTCTATCTCCATTGCCAAATTTAGCAATAATTTGCTTTAGATTTCTCGATTGTATAATCTGCTTTGTTGCATTATTACTACTTGATCTTTCTGTTTTAACTTTAAATGGTTTTTTTGAAATAGATTTATTTCTTTCCAAAATATCCTCATTTGAAGTCTCATGAATCTCAATTGCATTTGGTGATCGCTCCCATCCAGCAGCAACCTTGGCGCTTAAACCACCTTTACCAAAAGCAGTATGGCCCAATGGAACTTCATTTATTTCACCACCTTTTGCAAGAAATTCATCAATCTCACTATTTAATTTATCCCTAGCCTCTTGCTTGTCTTTCACGCCAGTAAAGACCTGTATTCTTGAATCACGTATTAAATCAATTCTTTCCTGAATATTCACCATTAACGCTCCATTTTCTTAAGTTGATCAAGTGTTGTGTATCTTTTGTGATTAAACATTGCAACATCTAAAGCGCACTGATAATCGTAAGTTTTACTTTGACCCCAAGTAATAACAACTCTTGGGTTTTTATATCTTAAATCCAACTTATAACCAAGGCGATCAAGCTCTTTAGATATAGCTACAATCGTTTGAAATTCATTGATTTCTATTTTCATATTCATTCTGTAAACTCCTCTTCAATATTTGCTATAGTAAACTAAATTTAGAACATTGCAAGCATAATTTTTAAATTATTTGCAGGTTATGATCTTTTTAATTTCAGGATCATCAGAATAAAATTACTATAGCCTCATCTTCATTTTCCATCATCACCTTGTCTAAGGGTTCTATTTTGCTTGGGAACACATCAGTAACGATATATTTGATACCATACAAATAAACCCGATCACCAACTTTGTATTTCATTTTTGATTGCCTCTTAAAACTTCTAAAATTAGCAGATGAATGTGACATACCAGACGCAACAAGCTCTTTTACTTTCGCTTCAGTATTTTCAAGATTCTGGCGGTCTTCAGGGGTTAATATATTCAAATAATCTTTTTTGAGAACCTTAACGACTGGACGACTTTCAATCTTCGGTGGCTCAATCCAAATAGATTGCAATTCACCTTTCTTAATAAATTCCTTTACCACTTCCGTATAAGTCTCTTTGAACGACTCAAAAGCGTAATATTTTGCCTTCTCGTAGTTATTCGCCCACTGTAGCTGATTAAACATGTCGTAAACGCGATTGTAAGCCTCTCTCTCGGCGTTTGTGATCGAAACTGATGAATCGCCCATCCAAGCATTAATATTGGCTAGAGCAGCCGTTTTAGGCTTATATGACTGCTTTACGTAATCCTCACACCATTCCCGAAATTCTGTAAACACTGGACAGAACTTTGCAGTCCGCATCGTTTGCAATCCAAATTTAATATGATCAGGTGTCATGCCTTCCATAATCTCACAACAAATGGAAATTAAGTTTTCCATATATTGCTCATCAGACATACCATTTCGCTTAGGGTATGTGTTATCAAAACGTGCCCCAAAATATCCTTGCATCTTTTCGATTAAACCCATAGCCCATTTACGGGGAAATTCTTGTTCAATCATTCTTTATGCTCCAAGTAGTTGTATTGGTAATCAGGTGTAACATCTCTCATCATTTCCTGTTGCATGTAATCGGCCATAGATGGCGTTTGTCTGCTTTGAGGTGTTGAGTAGCTTGGTTGTTTATTTTGAATCCAAGTAGGATCAAATCCTTTCCAATCTCTTTGAACACAAATTTCTAAAACTTGATTCAAGTTCATATTTGATTTGTTCACGTTATTCATGAATAGATCAAATGCTTTTTCAGTGTTAGTTGCCTTCTTGTTTTTTCTAACTGCCATAAATGCAATTGCTAAATCTTCAGTAGCTCCTTTCTCAATTAACGACTTCTTAAAATCAAAACGTTTCGGCTTGTCCGAATCGCCTATATTATTAATACTCGTTATTGGTTTATCGTTATTGGTTAATGGTTGTTGGTTAGTATTACATTCGCTTTCTTCTTGCAATGCGTTCGCATTAATTTCGCAATCCGAATTATCACCACATAAATCATTAACTTTATTACGTTTCTTACTCCATCTAGCATCAGCAGAAGCTTTTGCCTTTAAAGATTTGCTGTGATAAGCAGATAATTCACGCACTACATAATCATTAATATAACCTTCCGCAGTAAGTTCGAAGAAGTAATGCAATACAATCTTAATGCTATCGGTATGCGAACGCATGCGTATTAGCATTGCAATTTCTTCGATGTTTTCAGGCAAAGGTTTTTCAGTTAAATAACAATGATCAAGCATACGTCTGTATGCAAGATCTTCTAAAGGCTCCAAGAAAGCCGTTTTGCTCATATAGTCTTTCGGCTTAAAAGTGTAGTAATGCATTATTTCCCCCGAACACTTTCTTTTGCCAATTCAGCAGCAATCCATTCAACACCTTTAGGCGTGAATAAGCACTGATTGAAAGCATGACCAGACTGACTCAATCCTGTGGATACATGAAAACGACCCAGCATCAATATGATTGGCATAACCCATTAAAGCTCCATTTAATCGATACATGATTTTGTTGTCGGTTAGAAAATCTCTAAACTTTGGCTCTTTGATTTTTAAAAGTTTTGCTAATTCACGAAATCCTTTGTTGCCGACACTCTCAACATACTTTTCAACAAATTCAATTTTTGGCGCTGCAAGTTCTAATTGTTTAGCTTGATCAGCGCAAAGTTGCAAAGCCTCTCCATATGTTTTAGGTATATAAAATTCCTCTTCAAGTTGTTTCCATCGCTTAATAATTGCCATGCGTAGCGGCGCAGAATAACCAGATACAAGACACATTGTTGTATCTTGATCAAGCAAATATGCAGTTTGTTTTCGGTTCATTGAGTCTAAATAGGTGTGTCCAAAATTGGACGCATCTATTTGTAATTGCTCACACATGTTTTCAATATCACGTTTAACATGCTGGTGCTGTTTCATTGTTAATCCAGCAATTTCAAGGCTAGACATTGTTTTAACATTTGAATTTATTAATTGGTTCATTGATTTAATTCCTTTAAAATTTCACGTTTAGCAAGTTTTGTGATTTGAGCCTTAATTCGACCACGTTTTTGTTTCAATAATTTGCGCTCTTTAATTACCTGTAAAGCAGCGTAACAGTGTGGACAATCTTTCTCTGTCATTAATGGCGCTACATAATATGGTCTTTTATGCTCATACTCTCTACCAGTAACAGGGCAGTTTGAATATTCAATTTCAAATTTTTTCTCTAGCCAATCTGTTAAACAGGCCGAAACATTTGTTGAAAATGGTGAGCTCACTTCTATTTTTGAATCCCAACACTTATAAGCATGTTCTGCAATTTTTTCAGATAATTTTTTGTATTCGATGTTTAGCTTTTCAATTTGAATAATTAATTTAAGTGACTTTTCTGCATTTGTTTTCATTGTTGCAACTCCTTCAATTTTTTTTCAGCATTCAATAATTGTTCATAACGAGATGGATTTACGGTATAGTAAGCAGGCTTATTGTGACTAAGCACACAAGTATCAATATTGCCTTTTACTGCGCTTGGGTTTTTCTTTAATTCAGAAATACAAGTAACGTTTTCAGAAAGTATTTGCATTTTTCACTCCTTTATATATGACCTATTTTATGGTTATATTTGTAAATGTCAACAATAATTTTAAAATCCAAGACAAATAAAAAGCCCACTAGGGGCTTGTAATTACTTTTAAATCAGAAATTGGAACAGTAAATAATTCCATGTTCCTTAGTGATTGTATTTTTGCGGTTCCATTGCAATTAATTTCCCTAACAATAAATTTTGAATCGTCCCTGTTTTTCGATATAAAGGCGACAATACTTCTAATTCCAATTATCTGGATTTCTTTATTTTTGATCATTTACTTTTCTCCAATTTCCAGCAATTAAAACATTCATTGTTATAAACACGTCTTTCAAATGAATTGCACGACTTGCATGCTCTTGTGTGCATAAATGTGCGCTTGCCCATTGATCTTGCGCTTGATCTACGCATACGCCACAATTCAATGTCTTTTCTTGGCTCCTTGTCGATACTAACTTTAAATGGAACAAGCGAATAGCCAAAACGATCAGGATTCATGAAAGAATCATTAATTAGTGAACTCATTTAAATGTACCCTCCTCATATAGATCTAATATATCTTTTGCGCCATCTTCACCGTGAATTTCAATCAAGTGAATCAAGGAAATCTCTTGTGGTTCGTTGCAATTTCCAGATGTAAAGGCTTCGCATAATGGTCCACAACCACCAGACATCCCAGTCATAAAGCAAATACTATACTTACTAGTCATTTTGTATTCTCCTTAAATCTTGCGTAATACTGATCTTTTAAATAAAGCTCCATACTATCCTGACCTATTAATCTGTGAAACTCAGCGGCCATGTTATGAGCTAATAAATTTCCAGATTTTCGCTCATAGATAATTCCAATCTCATTACCCTTTTTAAATCTAAATAATTCATCTTGTTTTGACTGGGTCATAACATCACAGCCACAATCAACAAGGAAATTTTTAAACTCATTCATTTGACTATTTGATATCGATATAGTTCTAGATTTATACTGCCTGTTGCTGCCATAGCGAGCTTTTAAGATATCCCAATCATTCATTTTAATAACTCCTTGAAACCTTGTCATATAAATCTAAAACTCTAATTCTTAGGTCAATATCTGACTCTAAACCAATTCTGGATAAGCCGAGACAATAAGCATAATAGTCAAGTTCTTCACCAGTTCCAATCTCAATTAAATACCTAATCATACTGCCACCTGTAAAATTCAAAACCATTCTGACACTACTTTATTTATTTTGCAATAGCAAAAATAACTATTAATAAAAAACCCGAATTAACGGGCTATTTTAGCAATTCTCTCTTTCTTGGGTGGAGCTTAACAATTGCTAGTCCAATATCGAAAGATGGTGAATCTCTCTTGCCATTCTTTAGGTGTGATATGTACGTATCAGATGCCTCAACTCTTTTTGCTAACTCACCTTGATTGATTTTTTTGTATTGCATAACTTCAGAAACGATAATTTTCCAGTCCATAAGACCCTCCTTTGTTTTAGCTATGATAAAATATTAAATTTACTATTGCAAACTTTTTAAATTAGTTTAATATCGGTTCTACCTTAAGAGGAGTTTAAAAAAATGAAATATGAAGAAATGTATATTAAAGCATCCGTAAATCAAAAACCTAAAATTTATGAAGTTTTAGAAAATAATGGATTTGCGCGAATGGGAAATATGACTATTGGCGGTGTTGATGATTATGTAACAACCTATGAGAATGGGACTTATTGTGATCTTAATATGGCTTGTGTTGGATATCCTGTTTATTCATTTGATGAATTTATTTCAAAATACGGAAAGCAAAATAAAATGATTGAATTAATCAACAAAGCAAAATCAGAGCTTAAAATGAATGATAGTGATCTATCTTTAGCTCTTGGCAAGTCGCGTCAATATATTGGAAAGATGCTTCGAATTCCTCAAACAGATAAGGTTAAGGCTTGTGTGGTTAAAGAAATTGAATCCTTAATTGCTCGTGAAAAATTTAAACCATTGTCATTATTACAAGATGATAATAAATCTAAAATTGTAGATGAAGTTAAAATCAAAATTAATGTTGATTCTAGTGAAATTCAAGAAATAATTAATACTGAGTTAAACGCTTTGCGTGAAAATGCAAATGAAATATCAAACAATCTTAAATCAAAACTTTCCGATAGCAAGAAAGAAATTGTTAAGAAGGCCAACAAAATTAAAGAATTTAAGGCATCTGTTGCATTCTTAAATGGTGAAATTGAAAAGCTAAAATTCAATCATTCAAAGCAAGTAACAGATCTTCAGAAGACGAATGAAAATCAGAAGGCTGTAATTGACAAACTTGACGATCAATTAATTGCGGCTGAAAAAATTCACAATCAAGACATTAAGTTATTGAATGCAAAAGATTCAAGTATTAATGAATTGAAGCGAGATATCGGATTCATGAAGCAGGATTTAAACAAAGGTAATTATAATTACAGTGCATTAAAATATGAATTTAATACACTTAAATCATCATATGCAACTTCCAAATCATTGAATTGGTTCTTGATTGTATCTGTTATTCTTGCTGCTCTATGGTGTTGGTATGTCTGATTTTTGCAAGGTTTGTTGCGGGTATAGAGTTTTTATTAATAATTGCTGTATAGGGTGTGGATTGAGATGATTTATACATTTAATATTGAAACGCGTGGTTCAAAAATTTTTCAAGTCGAAGCAGAAACACCAGAGAAGGCATGTAGCATTTTGGCAAATTGCGATAATGAAAACGATTATTTGGTTGAGCAAGAAGATGATTGGGTTCTTGATGCTTGGAATAGAAAACCAATAGAAGAAAAATTAATGGATCACATTGAGTGTGAAGAATATTAAAAATAAATCCCCTTAATTGGGGATTTTTTACATCTTGCAGTTGACAATTCTGAATTATTATTTTACTATAGCAAATATAGAGGAGTGGCAATAAATGAATAAATTATTGATTTTAGTTGGAGCTTTAGCAATGATAGCGTGTACAAATCACACACCAGTTATTCATGGTCCTTATGAGATTGAGTCGGTAGACTTAAAAAATGATGTAGCTGCAATTAAGTCAGGAGACTTGGTTTTGGAAGTTGAATTTGATCCTATGTATTTTAAAGATGGAAATGGATATGCATCTTGGAATGAATTTACAATTCATGAAGTTAAAAATGTAAAAGTATTCAATGAGGATGGTGAAACAGAAAAATATGTTTTGCCAAGTGAAGAAGTATCAAACATTGTAAATTTAATTGAAAAAGAAGTTGCGGAGAATCTAGAGTGAGCGAGCAAGAATTAAAGAAAGAAATTGAAACATTGGCATCTGAATTGATCGGATTATCAAATTCAAAAACCATTATTGAGCGTAGTTTTAGCTGGTTGAAAGTTCAGTATGTTGGTCGTGGCTCGGATAGTATTCAATTGTGGTTGAGTGATGAATATTCTGAACAATTTAGAACTCGATATATGAATGAAACAATCGACAGACTAATGAAGATTAAAGCGAATTTATTGGAAGGGTAAGATATGAACCAAGTTGCAACAAACTGGAACAAAAGTCACTCAAACAATATGTTTCAGATGACAAGGTTAAACAAAAATTTACAGACCTTTTGGGTAGTAAGTCTACTGGATTTTTAGCATCTGTTATGCAGGTTGCAAATAGCCCAGCATTAAAGAATGCCGATCCTGTTAGTGTTATTAATGCAGCAATGATGGCAGCAACGCTTGACTTACCTGTAAACAACAACCTTGGATTCTCTTATATCGTTCCATTTAAGAACGATGCTCAGTTTCAGATAGGTTACAAAGGTTTTATTCAATTAGCGCAACGTAGCGGTCAATTTAAGAGAATTGCGGCTACTCCAGTATATGACGGTCAGTTGATATCAGCAGACCCATTATACGGATATCAATTTGATTGGAATATTGAGGCAGAAGGGAACCCAATTGGATATGTTGCTTTCTTCCAGTTACTAAATGGATTTACCGCAGAGCTATACATGAGTCGTAAAAAGATTGATGATCATGCAAAAAAATATAGCCAAACGTATAAGCGCGGCTTTGGAGTCTGGAAGGATAATTTTGATGCCATGGCAATTAAAACGGTTTTAAAGCTATTGCTTTCAAAACAAGCTCCACTATCAATTGAGATGCAAAAAGCTATTGAAATTGATCAAGGAACAATTGATGTAGACGGCGTTGCTAACTATATTGACAATCAAGATTCTAAAGAGGTTTCTGGAGCTAAATTGATTAGCGCTGAGGATTTCCCAGAATTCTTAAATGCTATTGAAGGCGGACAACTAAAAAAGGAGCATGCTTTAAATGGCTCTGTTTACGCACTGAGTGAAGAACAACGACAAAAGGTAGCATCGCTATGAATATAATATTTCGTTGCTCACAGCTTCATAAATTGATGGGAAATGCTAGGTCAATAGATGAGTCACTAATGAATGATTATATTGTTCAAATGAAAAAGCATTGCGACCTAGTTAGAAAACGTAAAAAAATTGAAGATTATGAATTGGAATTTATTCATATGTTTGATTTAGAGATTGATAAATTGCAAAAGCAGACATTGTCTGCTACTGCAAAATCACTTGTGAAGGAGATAGTTAGAGGCATTAAACATGGTGCGCCTACTAAGTTTTCTGGCAGTCGTGAAACAGAAAAAGGAAATATGGTTGAAGAAGATGCAATCAGGTTTCTTATGCAGCAAGAGTTTATTAGCGTTGAAAAGAATACGATACGCTATACAAACAACTGGGTTACTGGGGAGCCTGACATTATCGGTGAAAAGATTCAAGATGTTAAGTGTCCTTGGTCCTACTGGACAATGGAATACTTTGAAGATGATATTGAAAGTAAATCTCTTGATGCTGGTTATGATTGGCAGCAGCTAGGCTACATGTGGCTATTAAGAGAAAATAATGAATACGATTCTGTAATCATTGATCTGGCTGAGCTTAAATTTATATTAATGCCAACACCACCGAGCCTTTTACGAAAATATGATGATGTTTACCTTCATACGCAATTTGTTTTAGATTTGCCAGCAAAAGACAGAATATCAACCTACCCTGTCAGGTATGACCAAGAAAAGGTAGAGTTGATTAAAATTAAAGTTCAAGCTGCTAGAAAGTATGCAGCAACATTAAATTTTGGTAAGTGATATGAAAATTAAAGATAGCTTAACTTTTCCGTTTGTAATGTGGATGAGTCTCGGCGATCATTCGCTAAGCGGAAAGAAAGACATAATCATGAAAAGAAATGGCAAGGTAGCAAGGATTACCATGTCTGACGATGACTACCATTGCATGAATGAGTATTGCTCACAGCGATATGAATTGTTTTTAAAGCAGTGGTTTAATAATGGAGTTTCTTTTATTGAGGATCTAACAATGAAGGGAAATATTGAGGTAATGAGAAATCGACAAAAATCTTACTTGGAGTTGGCAAAGTGAATATAATGCACATTCTTTTGGTGATTTCTCTTGCTCTGGCATTGATTGCTTCAATATACATTACAGAGTCAATTAGGCGTAAAAATTACCAGCAACGCAAATCAGAAGATCAACGTAAATTTAATCCTATTCGTGAAAAACAATGGTGGAAGTAATTATGAACTTAGAGCAATTAATTCAAAATATCGAACAATGGGCACATGATCGAAATATCATTAAAGGATCAAAACCAATTGATCAGGCTATGAAGTTATTTAGTGAATTTGGCGAGCTTGCGGATAATGTCGGAAAAGGTACGTGATTGTCGTGATGATATTGGTGATGTGTTTGTAGTGCTTACTATTATGGCTAAGCAGAAAAACTTAAGCATGGTCGATGCATTGGATTTTAGCGGAATAAGTGTTGGTAGCATAAAGCACGGCGTTGTAAATTTATCTGGATGTTTAGAGTACTTTGTTAGACATGATGAACAAGGGGCGCTAATGGAATCACTCGAAGCTTTAGATTCAGTATGTTTTGAATCAAAAAACAACCTAAAAGAATGTGTCCAAATAGCATACAACGACATTAAAGATCGCAAGGGTTTAATGCACAATGGGGTGTTTATCAAGGAGTCGGACCCAGCTTACGAAAGTGTAATTAAATCAATTGAGGCTAATTACAATGCTTGACAATTTTGTTAAATCACTTGGGTTTATTGGTGTTGATGCGATTAACATGAAGTTTAAGCCAAGTGATAAATATATGTTTGATTTTGAAGATGAAAATATAGATAAGCATTGGCGATGCTTTTATGCATTTTACAAGCTTGGGTATAATGACTGTGCAAATAAAATTGGAGCATTTGCAATTCAGGAGATTAGGAAATGAAGTGGATTAGTGTTAATGATGAGTTGCCTTATAACAGCCAATCTGTTTTGGCATATATAGATGGGAAAATTATTGAATGTGTATATTCAATAAATGATGGATTTGAACCAATATTCTTACCATCACATGGTTGTGGTAAGTGTTGCAATGAAGATGATCCGCCAGCAACGCATTGGATGCCGATAATCGATTTACCAAGCTAAAAAAAGAAGCCTCATTGAGAGGCTTTCTTTTTATCTACTGAACTTTGAACAAATCTTGCAAACTTAGTTAACCCAATAGATAGACTTTTTGCATCTTCTGGATGTGCTTCAACAAATAATCCAAACCACTCATTGAGATCAATTTGTGACTCTTCTTTTGGTTTGCACATTTCATAAGCGCCCGCAAAATCTAGAGTCCTCATAGCATAGGCATAAGCATCAGGATTTTTAATAATCACCTTTGCTTGTGCTATTTGCTCCTCGGTACAGCCTTGTGATCTTAAAGTTTGCTCAATATTGCTCATACACTATTCCACAAATAAATAGAATAATATCAGTTATCGAACGCTATTGTTAGTGGCATTTGAAGTTTGACCGACGCCAGCTTGCACACCAAAGTTTACGTTTTGTTGCGTAGCTCGGATGTTTTGATCAAGACCATGAATACAACCTAACAAATTAGTAATTTGTTGTTGCTGAGCTTGGAATTGAAGTTGTTGCTGATTCTGATTGTTTGTCATATTAATTTCGATACTATGACGATCATCTCGGCGGCGACCTTCATTTTGAAGTTCATTGATTAAATCTTGTCGCTCAGCAGCAATACGGTTTAATTCTGCAATTTGGTTTGCTGTAATTAATGCTCTGGTTTTTTCTCCATCATCTTTTACAGTTGCAGATAGTTGCCAACCTAAGCGTTCAATATTGGTATTTGTAACACCTTGACCAATTGCCAATTGAGTTGAAACAGCATCAATTTTATCGCCATTTTGTGCAAAACCCTGAAGAGTTGCTAGTTGACCATTAAAACCTTGTTGTTGCAATGCAATAGTTTGCTGCATGTTTTGGCTTGTGATGTCTGCTTGTGCTCCAGCCAATGCCAATTGAACTTGTGCTTCAGCAAGTGGAACAGCGCCTTTTAAATCACCAATACCTGTAAGAACATTGGTATTTTGGATTGTATCTGTAACGCCAGCCAATCCAGCAGTAAGGTTACTTGGAGTCACACAGCCCTCGCCATCTCGTCGAAAGCCATCATTACCAAAACCAAAGCCACCACGACCACCAAGCATAGCTAATGCAAGCAATCCAAGTCCACCACCACCAAGACCATCACCGTAGCCGCCAGTTGCGACCATTGCTGGATATGTAGGCTGAATGTTCATTTTTTCGTCCTCATGCATGATAAATACCTTTTAGATTAGGTGATTGCCATTGTAATATATGATTTCTTAAAAAAATCATGCGAAAAAAAATGTCACATAACAGCGTAACAAAATGTATATATTGTGGATCAATAAAGAAAATTTGCACCATATGTGGAAAGACATTTCTTTCCTTAAGAAACAATCATTTATATTGCTCATCAAGATGCAGAACTAGAAAATATAGAAACAATAAAAAGCCCCAATAAAGGGGCTTTGTAACGCCAATATGTCACAACTAATTCACACACTGAACGCAAATAGTAACATGGATATTGTTTTTAATTGAATGAGCTGTGCAACCACTAAAGGCTACGCAAAGCGCGCTCAAAAATAACGGCAATATCTGCAATTGCTTGCGCCTTGTCGGTTCCATTAATGATTCTTCGGGCATTAACATAATCCTTTTTAGACTGGTAAATGTAGTCTGAAAGATTCTTACCAGTAAACCAACCCTCTTTCATCCCAGTTAATAAAATCTTAATGGCGTACTCTTTTTTCATAACCATGTCTGGATTATCTAGGAAGTTGAATCCAAGCTTATCGGATGCTTTTTTGTAGTTGTCAAACCACGTGAGCTGAACATACCCGCGACCATAGTATAAATAAGGGAAGTCTTCATGCACATAAGCCGAACGCTTTTCCCCATTGCGGAAGGAGTACAATCTATCTTGGTTATTTTTGTACCATGTTCCATAAGGCCGACCCTTCCCTTTTCCATACTCTGAGATTGGAAGCATGGTTTTGCCAGTCTCCCACCAAGTTGTTGCAAGGATGTATGCGCCATGTGGGTAAGTAATGGATTTATCTTTATCCATTTCTCCTACAATAAAATTGATTTCATCTACTTGACTTTGCGTTAATCGACCAATAGATTCACGCAAAATTGAAAACCCGCCTTTAGTCATTTTCATTTTTACTTTCCTCTGTGTCTATTTTTTTAGAGATAATTCGAGAAACTTTATGGGTCCCCAAGTAGCCAACAAAAGCACCGATACCAACCGCAAGCGTCTCTGGCATGCTAAAATAAGATAGTGCAGATGATATCCCTAGAGTTAATCCAGCACACATGAAAGATTCTAGCCAGTCTGCCTTTCCATTATCTTTTGCTGTTCGCCATAACGCCATAAAGAAAGCTAAAATTAATCCCATAATAGTTGATCCATACTTGTTTAAAAAATCAATTGCATAGTCAGTATAATGTTCCACATCAAGACACCCATATAAGTTTTACTAATAATAACAGAAAAAAGCCCCGAAGGGCTTTTAATCAAATTAACCAAGTAACATTTCTTCTAATATCTACTGCTGACATTCCCTCAACTTTAATTATAAATTGATTTGCGGATGCTGTTCTAGCAGATAAAGAAAGGGTTCTTCCAGACCAACTAAAAGTAACACCAAGAGATGCATCATTGATAATTTCTTGGGCTGATGTGACGCTAGCGCTATTGTCTGAATCGATAAATAACTTAACAAATGCCTTACTACCAGTTGCGTCATTTGCATCACAGCCAGTGATAGTTATTTCAAACCCAGCTCTAATTGATGCAGTTAAAATTTGCACAGGTGTTGTGGTTAAACTTACTTGTCTAATTTCAGATCTATAAAATGCTGGCAATGCAGATCCAGTTGGAGCCGTTATATCGATAATCTCTCGATACTGCCTAGAAAGCGTTCTTCGATCAACTGGTGAAACTACCGTAGCTGTGCCATTAAAAGTGTTCAACCCAAAACTAGCTTGAGATGTTAATATATTGCTTGTAAACAAAATATCATTAAATGTGTTACCTTCAATAACAAAATCTCCAGTTGCTGGTGTATTATAAGAGAACCCTTTACCAGCATGAAGGCCATACATTTTATTGTTTGTAAACTTACCAGAAATTATTGTATACCCAAGTGTCGTGCTAAATGCAAAAGTATCAAATTCGCAATTATCAACAATACAATCTCTCCATCCATTTGTGCAATTGTTTCTAATTGTAGCAACACCCTTAAATCGACAATTTAAAAATTTAACATTAGGCGACCCTGTTGGGGTATTTTGTTCTTTAACAAGAACTGTTGGCTCCGCATTAGGGCTGGAAACAGCGTTAAACTCACAGTTTTCCATAACAACATTGTATACTGTATCCGATGTGTCTGGATTTGGCTCAATATCAAATAGGTAAACCCAAGACAATTCAGGTTTTAATTGATTGAATCGGCAATTTTTAAACTTCACATCATGACAATAAACCAATGCGGCGGTGTTGCGTCTAGCGTCCTGAAAGTCACAGTTCTCAAAATAATGATTACTACAACTAGCACCATCTTTACCTCGAATATACAAGCCCTCAAAGCGATATCCAGACGTTTCAACATATTTTGCTGTGAATGAGTCACCTATCAACTGAATACCAAATCCAGTATTTGATGTTGATTGATTTAGTTGTAAACCTAGCATCTTTAGATTAGATATGCCTGCACCAGACACATTTTCAGGAACTAAATATGTGTAATTCCCAAGAGTCGAATGCCAGAATGTGCCATGTTCAAATTTTACAGCCTGCACAATTGCCCTTGATGCTGTAATGTCTGAGCCTACAGCAGTTGTCACAAATGATTCAAAAGTACCACTAACCTCAACGTTTGATTTAGCCATAGCTTGTGCATAGATGTGGCCCTTAGGTAATTTAACTACACCACCACCAATTAGCGCCATGTAATCTATACACTTTTGCAGTATTGTTGTTTGATTTACTATATCTGTTTGTAAAAGATTTGCCTGTAGACCACCTTGTGTTGCATGAAGTACATTATTAATTATCTGTAACTTCCATCTACCTGTAGTAACCCCAGTTACAGCTATTGTAGATAAACCATCGTCAGAATCTGTATTTGATGAGTCCCACTTATATCTAGCACCACCATAGCCCTTTCCGCTTAAATACTCAGATGTTTCTGCATACTGAGCATTTAAGCGACCCTTTGTTTTTCTAAGTTCGTCAATATTTAAAACACCGATGGTATTACTATTAATTTTCCATCCCGTTAGATCAACATTTGGATCTGTAGTGTTATTTGGAATTGTTGATATAACCTCATCACCATTATCTAGCATTATTCTAGAGTTGATTGGATATGCTGTTCCAGCAACAAAGTATTTTAAAAAATAAGGAGTCTCTTTGAATGCATCCGTAAAGGTGGATCCATTTTTAAATTGAATCTTACCTTCTCGCAAAACTGGTGCCCCATCAACATATTCAATTGATGGGTCATAAGGCAAACACGACCCATTTTGCAATATCCAAAGCGCCTTTAAATCGCTGATTTGCTGAACATAGTTAAATTGGTTAATGGTTGGCTTTCCATTATTGGATCTAGTAACACCCCATCCACTTGGATAGTTGTTAAATTCTGGCTCATCACCATCTGGCGCTTGAGATGCGAATACTTGATTGTAATTCGGCTTTGTAATCAATGGCATTAAGTTATATTCCTATTGCAAAGTATGAAACATTTGTTCGCTGAGCTGTACCATTTCTTAATGTCACCTGAGTTCTGGTCCAAGTTATACCGCAACCAGCATCAGCAAATGCATCAAATGAAACACTATTTAAGGTTGCTTGAGCATTATAGCATGCCGATACAAACTCTCTAGGCAAAGCAACAACTAGATTTGAGTCTGAATTAACAGATGCCACACCCCATTGCATAATTAATCCGTTTGGTAATCTACACCACCCATTCGCCCCATTTACTTGCTCAAATGTTGATCCAACATTGCTTGGATTTATGGCTTTTGATACATTTGATCTAGCAGTAACTTCTTGTGGGTTTGCAAACTGGACAGCACCTTTTTGTGCTGTTGATGCATCACGAATCTTAACTACGTTGTTTTCAATATATAACGGATCAGTATAGGACAAGGCGCTTGCATTTAAGAACAATTCCCAATCGGTCTGAGATGTTGAAGGTGGCTTATTTGTGTTTTTGGTTCTTGCTCTATACCAAGACAAGCCAACACGAACACCAGCACCAACTGGATATTCAAGTGTATCAATCCATTCTGCAAATCCATTTTGCTCTAAATACTTAATATATGTGTTTAAAGCGTTAAATAGGCCATTCAACCCAGTATATTCTGGGAATCCATTTGTTTCGTCAAATGCAATTCCAAGTCCGCGCGCCCAAGCCTGAAATGGCTGTATCTCTGAAGTTGGAGCACCAGATGCAAAAATATCAGGTCTTGGTCTTTCGTAAATTGTCATAATTTAATTCCTTTACGCATCAATAAATGAGCCATCATCAAAACCATAGCTGTTAAAAAATCCATCAAACCCAAACTCTCGACCACTTGCATTAGTGTAAGTATACATTACACCCATAGGGCGCGGCAAAATATCCATTACTTGAATCATATATGCCTGTAACGGATTCAATGATGCTAATGGTAGAAATACGGTTGCTGTCATGTCGTAGTTATCCTGAACGTTTGCGTCGCTTGATAAAATATTTCGCATTGCATCCAGAACATAGTCAAGAGTTCCATTTTGAAAATTTTTGAAGATTTTTGCCCGAATTAAGAATCTGTAGTCTTCATCACCTAAAACCAAGGATCCGCCAGTAGACTCTCCTTGCTTGTACCAAATACCCTGACCCCAAGGCTGACCACCAATACTCTCGTAATAACCGAGATAACCTTTTGATACAAATGCTGGCAGAGTTCTACTCACGCCAACTCGTCTGCCAATAATATCAAGAGAGAATGCGCGAGCTTGATCTATATCCCATTGATTAATTAAGTCTGTTAGATTTTCAATAATTCTGTCAGTTTCACTCAATATGGCATTAATTGTGGCTAATGCCTTTGGCTTTTTTGCATACTGATAAATGATTAAATTAGAATAATCACTCAACTGTCACCTCCACATTCTCGGCGGAAATTAAACCATGTTGGCGCAAACCAATAGGAATAACCAATTGATCTGTTAATGAGGATGTGCTTAATGTGATTGATTTTACTTTGTAGTTTTCATTGTTTGTTCCGCAATAAAGTGAACCAGCAACTACATCGTCAGCAATATTAAATTGATTGTTTGCAATTGCGTTTTTAATTGTATCTTGATTTACATCAATGGCAGAGGATCTGCGAACAACGGTAATTTTAACAGATATATCAACTTGCTCTGATCGATCAAATCTAACATCTCGATCAAATCCCTTATAGAAAATTGTGACGGAAACAGCACCCTGCAATCCACATCCTAATGATTTCTTTCTGACAATTCTATTTGCTATATCTTCATCAGATCCACCAATAACAATAGCATTAATACTATGAGGCTCTACTCCTCGCGCATCAATAGAACCTGTATAGTTTTCATATACTTTTGCGTCACGAACATCATCAATAGAAAGTAGAGAGGCTTCCAATCCCTCAGCATCATCAAGATTATTAATTGAGTATGAGCGCAAGAATCTCATTAGAGCCGACTCGTCAGACTCCTGTAGTCTACCAAGTAAACTATTGGTTGTTGTAATTACAGATTGAACACCCAAAATAATGTTTTTAGGTATAAGCTCTTTGCCAGATCCAATATTGAACCCACCATATTGTGAAGACCTAAATTGCATTGAGGTCGATGATCCTGTTACAGTTGCTTGAGATGTGCTTTGCCACTCAACGCCATTTTCATCAGTAACTGTAAATCCAGAAGGAATGACGGTTCCATTTGTAGCAGTGATTGTAACGTTGTTTAGATATGAATATTCTTGTCGGTTTCTAGTCAAACCAACATATTTGAGCTGAATATCAAGCCAAACACCAACGGCTTTTGTTGGGTCTGACATTGCATAAACGCCAGAGATAATCTCGTTAATATCTGCACATGCTTGCGAGAATATGCCAATCATTTGACCGTCTGGGGTGTCTGGATCAATGTTAATATCTGATCCGTAAATATCGCGCATTGATTGAGATAGTCGCGTTAGAATTGCATCTAAGCGCTCAATCTCTAATCCAGTACTAAGGATTTGTAACACTAGTTATCACCGTTTTGGTTGCGTTATAGATGTCTGTATATCTTACAGTAATTATCATTTGTCTTGTTATGGTGTTGAGCTGTAATTGCAAATCAAGAAGCTCAGCAACACCCTCAACATCAAGAATATGTCGCTTAATGTCATCCTCCATAATCTGAACATCTGGATTTTTAACGAAATAAGCAAACCAATTTATCCCATGATCTTCATCTAGAAACCAGTTAAATCTGAATGACAATAGGATTGTTTGTACACACTGGCGCACCGCATCACTTCCAGTTGCGTAGTTTGCAAATCCACTGCCAAATGTCCAGTCGTGATTATTATCTAGCCTTCTAACTTTCATCGGTCTATCGGCTCCCCACCGTTCGTATGATCCAAGAATGATACACCAGCAGCAACCAAATCGGTATCAGTCTCAATTGGTCCAGTAATTCCAATGCCACCAGTTCCAGTCATGCCAGCCTGATATATTACTGGTTGTGTAAATGTAGTCGGAGCATCAATAAGCAATCCAGCCCCATGTATTTCAATCTGACCACTCTCCATAAGTCGAATATAGTTTGCTGGCCCAGCCATGTTTAGGCAAGATGGAACGATTGTTAAAGCGTTTGGTTTTGACTTGTAACCTCCATCAAAGAAAGCATCAGATATATCATGGAAGCGAATGTCAAGTGGAATAGACTTTCGACCAGACTCCCACCAACCATCAATACACCGCTCACTAAAAACCACAAGGCCTTCATCACCTTTTTTTGGCTCAGCAGTTATCATGAATGGCCCATAAGAGAACATTTTAACTGGAACATATATTAATGGAGGTAGCTCTAATTGCTCACCATTTCTCCCTAGCTGCTCAATCATTAGCTCAGCAGTTACCGTTTGATCTAATGGATTGAATGAAACCACACGAGCTGGCAATGAAGTATGTACTTGAATTTGTATGGAGTCTGATTGAGAGTTAAGTAACTCAGTTGTATTTATTTCAGGCATTAAAAAACCCCATCGTAAGATAGGGTTATTGTATCACTCAATTCTAATTACTGTTAAATTCTTCTTCTGTCATTTTCCCTAAGAAAATTATATTTGTACATACAAGATTTAATGAATGCCGAGGATGTCCAAGTCTTTCATGAATTAAATCTTTCGCCTCATCCATAACAAAACCTAAGTATCCGTTTGTAATATTTCTTTTTTCTTTTCCAAGAGATAAAGAAACATCGCCTTGTTTGTATTCATTCCTCCAAGAATAACAAAACATAAAATAATAATATTTTTGATCTGACATTTATTAGCCCTCATATATAACTAGGTCTTTTCTCTAATGATTCTTTCCAATTATCGACAGGCCTAACAAATGAAAGATAAATATGCTTTCTTCCATACCACATGTAGTCATCGTAAGAAATTGGCATTTCTTCAAAACCACAAACCTCTCCATCTGAATCGGTTGCAATCCAATTTACCCAATTTGGAACATTGATCCAATCGTATTTACTTTTCATTTATTAATCCTCAATAACTATTTCATATTTGTCTAACAAGTCTTGGTCAACAATAATCACACCAACTTGACCTTTTGATTGATAGAATTTGGGTTGCTCTGCATTCTTATCCATCCAATCGGATATTAAATTTTCAAGCTCTTTGCACTTTTCATCGTTGATAAAAACATCCTCTAAATAAGATTCTGAGTATTCACCAAATTCATCATGAGCTGAATTTGCAAAAGATTCAATTATTGAAGAGCCATCAATAAAACTATTGTGAGATGGTTTTAAATTTTCATGAACCTCAATAACCCAGCCTATTGCATCATCCTTATTTGTTGCAACATCTTTAATAAATTCCATTGCATCTTCAAGATCCTCAAAAGAATCCTCATCGGTTGGGCAGTAAAATACTTCTTTGTTTTCCATTTTTAAGCATCCTCATAAAGAAAAACCAATCATAATATGACTGGTTTATTTTTGCAATAGTAAAATTACTTCTTCTTATTTACTTCATTGTAAACCCCGTTTTGTAATGTAAGAATAGCCGTAAAATCTTGACCTTTATTGCTACCTCTCATTTGAAGTTGTTTAATTTTAAAGTCTCCAGAATATTCCTGAAGCCTAGAAACAACCCTAACAAGCTGGCCTACGCGCAAGATATTATTTAAGTAGCACCTAACCTCAAGACCATCACTAGTCTTTTGAGGGCTGCCAATCATGCCTGTATTTTCTTCAATCAGGAAGCCTTCATTGTTTGCAAGTGCAGAGGTCTTTGGCAACATGACAAGCTTGCCATCCTGAATGCTCCAATCTGCATTTTGATTCTTTGCAACCGATTTTAATATATCTCTACTATTTCCGACTAAAACCTTACCACGGGGCAATCGCTGCGTTTTAGGAAGCTCTTGAGTTCCTGCTTTTGTATTCGGCATATCTTTAAGGACTTCACCAACAATATCCTTATCGGTTGAGCCAGCCGCAATAGTTTTAGCAGTTCGAGAGTTTCTGTAGTCAATTGAACCGTCGGTACAGGTCATTGCGGTTGTGGTATCCACGCCCTCCTTGCGGTTATTTACATCATCAATGTATCCAACAAAAAGAGTTCTCAAATCATCACCATATCCTGCATTAAGCAAGATACGGTTGTATTTCTTTTCTGTAATTAAGTTTCTGGTTGATTGGCTAAGGTTAACAACTGATATTGTTGCCTCATTCGGTTCGGCCGTTATTGTCTTGGTTATATCAAATGAGATAGTTAATCCACCATCAATAACAATCGACTCTCTATCATTACCGATAACTAATTGTATTGCTCTGCCGAATTGCTGCATTGTATGTGTCCTTATCCACAATATAAACGTTAAGTCTAATGCCAAGCTCATTGATATTGATTGGCCCTTCTCCCACACCGTAGTCATCCAGAAGTACAAAAACAAATGGTAATTGAAGGTGAACGCCAGTAGGTGAGCCAACAGTAAGAGGTTCACCCTGAGTTAAGTAAACCTGATTTAGATTATCAAATAAATCGATATTCCAGAATCCAACAACACTGTTCCATCTCGTGGTTAGGGTTAAGTCATAACCTTCATGAGTGAAGTTCTGTGTTTGTAATGGGTCTGAATTTAATGGAACTAAGAACATTATAAACCCCTGATTACGTCGCCGATTGAACGAGCAACAGACTTTCTATTTCCAGACTGCTGAACTGGTTGCACAGTTCCTTTTGATTTTGGTTTTGCTGCTTGATCTTTCGCTCTACCCGTTTTTTTATCTCCATCTGTCTTTGATGTTGGTGCCGCCTGTCTTGCTGGAACATTTACCACAAGACCTTGAACCGTGCGCGTCTCAGTAATAAACTGCTCACGAAATTCAAGGGCAATTGTCACCGCATCATCAATACCCTTGTTTGCAACAACACCAGTCAACAGAACATTACTGTAAGACTTGAGTCCACTCGTAATACTTAAGAATTGACCATTTGCCTGAATATAAAGCAGATCTTGGTATGCTCTTTGTTGGCGGGTCAAGGTGTCTTGAGTTGAATCGGAAAGAGAGTTTATTGAGTTTGGTAATTGAATACCAAAACGATTAGCAACATTGGCAACCGTTGTAACCGCATTACTAACCTGACCAGCAAGACGAGTAACGCGAGCAATTGCTTGCTCGGTTTGGCCCACAATCCCATTCAAGAATGGCAGATCTTTTAATAATCTTAAGTCACTGGAAATGTTTCTAGCAAGTTGAGATGGTGGATTGTAAGAAACAACAAGCCCTTGTACTGAATAAGTTTTAGGCTCTAAGTAAGAGTGGTCGGCAACAATTGCGCCACTCTCCAAAGCATTCTCAGAAACAGTCAATCGAGACTCATGCGACTCCTCAAGTTGGCAGTCGAAGACAAATGAGCCAACAGAGAAACCAGAAACAACAGTTGTTTTATTTGAGTATTCCTTAATAAGATCAATTATCATGCAATCACCTGTCCACCTAGGTTCCTTTGAGCCTGTAAGTTGCTTAATGCTGAAGCGGTTTGATTTGCTGCACTCGTTGGGTTTGGTGATGTAATATTGATTGTGGCCTGTGTAGAGCCTCCAATGTTATTAGTCACACGATTCACACCATTAGTAATAGCTGATCCAATTGACGATACAGCGCCAACCACTGGCAATCTGGAAATGATACCACCAATCAATGATGGCAAGCGATTAAATAGATTCAATACATAATCGAAAGCATTCTTGAATGGAGCTTTAAGTAATTCTGTAATTACAAAGAATACGTTTCCAATGCCAGTAACAAATGATCTAGCAGCACCGATAATGAAATTAAATAAACCGACAACAACACGTTTAGATAAGTCAGCAGCAGATTCAAATGAATTAGGAATAATCTCAATAATCTTATTAAAAATATTGGTCCACATATCAATGTAAGCTTGAAATAGCGCACTTAGATTTGTAAACAACGAAACAACGATTGATACACCAGCATCAAAAACTGTTACAAAGAAGTCGGCAACGCCTTTAAATAATTGCTTGAACCCTTCAAATATTTTACCTAAAGATTCTCTCGCTCCCTCAACATCTCCACGCCATGCAGCAGTAATGAAGCCAAAGATGCCAGACCAGATATCAACATATCCACTAATGATATTAGCAATGACCCCAAATATGGACGTAAAGAAAGTCACAATCGGCTGCAATGCCTCAACAATAGATTGGTATAGACCAACAAAGAAAGCCCCAATTCTGGCGAAAATACCCGCTACGATGTCAATAAAATTATTCCATCCAGCGATTGCCAAATCAATACCTTCAAGCATTGCCCCCCAGAACTCACCAAACTCAGACTCACCACCATCAAGATATGTAATAAAGTCATCAATTAAGATTAGCAAACCAGCAATAGCCGCAATGATCAATGTCACTGGGTTTGTGAAGAATGCAAGTATAGAAGCGCGTCTTACATAAGCTAAAGCAGCAGCAAGAAGATATAGTGTTTTTTCCCAGCCCAAAGTAGACTCAATAATTAAATCAATAAATCTAATAAAACTAGTAAATAATTGCACTATAGAGCTAATAATATCAAATAAAGCCACAAGGCCATTTACAATTAAATCCTTATTAACTCTTAAAAAATCATCAAGATTATTAACAAGTCTCTGCAATGCTGGCAAAAATGAAAAGGCAATCTCAACCCTCAGTGAAGTAAACCTTTTTCCAAGATTCTCAACCGACTCATTGTATGCCTTGGCTTGCCTAACTTGCTCTTTAGTAACTTCAGTTAATAGCTTTTCATCTTTAATTAAATCATCAAGCTCGGAAATAACACCATGAGTCGATGCAAGAATCCCACCAAGAACACCAGTAAAGAATCCAAGAATGCCTAAAGCGCCTTCAATTCCAGACACAAATCCGTCAGTAGCTTCATAGGCTCGACCAAGTCCACGAGAGGCATTATCTGCATTATCGCCAATATCATTAACAGCCTCGCCTAATTGCTCAGCAGCAGCGATATCTGATCTATCAACCCTCAATCCAAGGGCAATCAAAAATTCGTCAATTACCATAATAGGAACCCTTATATTATTTTTGTATTGTACCATTAAAAAAACCCAGCTTGCGCTAGGTCTTATTTTGATCCATCTGCTCTTTTTCTTTTATTGCCATATCAGCTATTGCCTCATGCAATTCAAGAAACTCATCAAGGCTATACACACCGTTTTTTAGTTCGGTCATTGTGCAATACCCTTTAATTATTGGGGCAAATTTAAACCAATCTACTTGAGATTCGCTACCATCTTGTTCACCGCCTGCCCAAAGATACTTTTCGCAAATTCTCCCCCAGTTGGTAAAAAATCCAAAAAATGGAATTTAGCACCAAATATGATAATAGGATAAACATGTGAGCGATATTGACCAAGGTGAATTGATCGGTCAGCCTGAGAAGAAAATTTAACACCCTCGCCATTTTTTACAACCATTACAGTTGACCAAATAAACTCTTGAATTTTATCAGCTTCAGAGCTTGAGAGGTTTGCAAGGATTTCAGCAGGATCAATATCAACATCAAAACCAGACTGACCTTCGCCTTTTCCTTTAATTTTTAAAGCACCACGTGCCAAAGACATAAGCATTTCAGCATTCTTTTTTGCTTTAAAAACATCAGCTTCTGAAAAATGATAAACAACATCATCAAGCTCAAGGGTGTTAATTTTCTCACTCATATTTATTTACCTGTGTAATCAGAATTTTCATTAACAAATTCAATTGTCCATGTGCCGTCGTTATGTGCTGTACCGCGAACATATCCCGCACGTGTAACAATCCAACCATCTGTAGCAGTAATAGTATCACCACTTACAATGTTTTGATAGCTACAAGTTAATGGAGTGTGATTACGCAAGTTTCGTTGCGACTTTAATCGCTCAAGCATGAATTTGTTATCTTCATGGCCTTGTAGCAATTTAAATACAAGTTGAACCGCTTTACCATTGCCAGAAGCAACAAATGCATATTGCCCAGCCTGAGCACCATAAGTAATGGTTCCTTCTCCATTTGGGTAGTTAAAAGCAATAGAATCAGCAGCATCAACAAAGCCTGTAATTCTATAACCATCAATAGCTAATACGCTAAAATTATGATCATAAGCCGACATATATTATCGCTCCACGTAAATTAAAATGTCTGCGCTATGAATCGCGCCAGCTTCTTTGGCAGCAACTTGAATCGGCATTGCTTTACGTGCCTCACGATCAGATTGCGATTGAAGAGTGTATGAGTCGGAGAACATGTACCATCCAGCCTCTAGAACCTGACCAGTGACTAGCTCACCAAAACCATTACCATTCCAAGTTAAATTGCGACCCAAGAACCCATTTCGCACAAACTGCTCAAGAACTCGAACCAATGCAGATTGTAGAGTTACTTGGCCCTCATCTGTTTGTGGGATCTTGGGTTGCTGTACAAGTCGAGTTGCGCCAGCAGCCTGCAAGCGAGTTGCCAAAGCATGACGACCAACAGTAGAGTCAGCAAAGAATATCTCGGTGCCAACTGTGCGACCTTCAGCTAAGAATGTGGTCCCGTCATAATCAGTGTAATAGTTAATACCTAAACGATCTGCACGATTAGCAATTGTTGTGGTAATTCCAGCATCAGACTGTACTGAATTTTGAGTCTTAAATTTAAGGGTTTGGGCTGTATTTACCCCATCCCAATTTGTAGATGAGATTTGAACCATTGCCTGAACTGCCGCATGCTTATCTCCAAGCTTATTAAGCTGAGCTAGCATAATTTGGCTATTCTTTTGAGCAATACGGTAAAGAGGGTTTGTCTGGTTAAAGTCTAATAAATAATCAGCAAGAGCCGTCATCACATAAATGTGTGGCCTATTTGATGCCTGTAATCGATCATGTGTATCTTCAATCTCTTGATCGGTAACGGATGCTGTGTTGTAGAATCCGTAATAGTTCGGCATCTCGTCATCCAAACGAGAGATTAAATCAACAATAGTTTGAGGATCTGGAGTTGACCCATCCATACCACGAATGCTTTTAACGCCACGATTAATGGTTAATCGAAGATCTTCCGCAATATTATTCAAGTCAAAAGGATTTACAGCAATTTGAATATTGTCCGTATCAACATCAGCACCAACAACTTTTGATGATAATGAAAAAACGCCATCAGCATAAGCAAAAACAAAACGACTTGAAGCGCCTAGTGCATCATTTAATGCAACAACAAAAGTATCGTAATCAGTAACGGCCTCAGTAGCAACATAAGATACGCTTTCTGTTACATTACGAGACGTAATTGTGAAATTATATGTTGGCTTAAGGTTTGCAAATGACAGTGGTGATGCAGTTGCAGTTAGGCTATTTGCGCGAGATGCAATTGCTATTCCTGTTTTATTCCAGTAAACAACAATAACCTGAGATGGGCGTAACGGATGAGAAAAAGCCTTGCTAGTTGCGGAAGCTACCTCACTAGATGTTCCAAAAATTTGCTCAACTTCAGTTTGTTCTGAAGCATACAAGTATAGGTTATCAATAAACTGATCTGAAGGTTGATCAGTAACATATACCGCTAACGATTGGTCTTGAACCTGTACCGCGCTTGGGGTGCGCGGCAATCGAACGGTAAAGAATCGATTTAATGATAATGACATTTAAACCTCATTGCTCTACATTGAGTTGGATTTCAACCGAATTAACGGCATTTAATTGCTCTTTAACTATTGTTGATTGGCTTACAAAAAGATCAAACTGCGCTCTTTCCTCATATCCACCATCAATAGCAACGGGCACAGCCCTAACAGCAGATATTTGAAGTATACCAATATTTAATGATTTTAACTCATTAATAATACTATTCATACTAAAAACGGGTAGAGTTCTATTAGCCATTAAAATTGAATTCTTGCCAATAACATTAACAGAATACATTACCGTATATTGAGTTTCGGCAAACTCCGTTTCAGTATCTCCATCAAATTTAACGCTTGTTCCATTGTTTTGTAGATGTTACTTGCAATACAGTTGCATAGGTTCCCCATTCTTCGGTATTAACCTGTGTGCTTGCTTCAATTACTCTTTCAGGCGAAAGGTTCAAAACCTTGGCTATTAATTTCCTGAGATCCTTCGTATCGAATAAATAATGCGTCGTAATAGCCATACTTGCTCCAATTTTCCTCGGTAGTGCATCTGTATTTTTTACCATCATAATACATGTAATCGCCATTCTTTAATGGAAATGAAGACTTGGTAAATACTTGCTGAACATCTTTTGTTCTCTCACCCTCTGGAAGCCTCTGTAATGATGCTCCACTTGCTGGCTGTACATTTGTATTTGGATGAGAATCTCTTTGCTCGGTTTCTAATGGACCACCACTATCATCGGTTGATTGGGTAACAATTCCAAACTCGACAGTTTGAATAAAATCCTCATCATCAAGCAATTCAGATATATCTAACATAAAAAAGCCCTCATGTTTGAAGGCTATTATATCATTACTCAAATAATCTTACATTTGTTTCACCATCCAGAGGCGCTCTCAGGTGATTTGGTAAAACAAAATACTTTTCGCTTGGATCATCTTTTGTTGAAACTATATAATAAATATTTCCTTTTTCAACAAGCTTACAAGCCCTTTTCATTGTCTTGGAAATATCACACCTAATAATGAAACAATTTGAACCTATACGCACTAACGAACCTCCCAAGTAAAAGCTTGACGCAAGGCACCAGTATCAACAAGGGGCAAAGAGCTTCCTTTGCGTTTAATGGTTTCCGGCTTAAGTGGCGTGAATGGTCCTTTTGCGATTTTAGCTTTAACAAGATTAGATCCAAATAGCCCAATATTGTTATAAAAATTTGCATCAAGCTTTTTGTTTTGTCGAGAATATGCCACTGTTCCTTGGGCAATGGTTGCGGTTAATTCACCCCTCCCCTCAAGGATAGCTGATCGTAAATAAGACCGCTCTGGAACTCCTATACCAAGCTCATGAACAGCAGCAAGTCCAGCCATTGAAATTCCACCAGCATCATGAGGTCTATTCTTTGATGCTGGAACTCCAACTAAAACCTTTGGCTTTCCAATATCACGAATACGATCAATAAAACCCCTAAGACCTGATAATTTTGTATCTTTTAATATTGTCATATGTCACCCGCTATATTCTAAACAGTAATTTACAGCATCTTCAATATCAAAAAAATACCTGTCAACACCCTCAATAATCCACTCGTTATCACACCTAAAGTAAATAGTAAATCCATTTACAATAATATTGCTGCCATCAAAAGTTACATTTACATCTATCATCTTGAAAAAGTTCCAGCACACCCAGATCCACCAGAAATAACCAGCACCGTTGGTTTGATTAATTGTAAAAGCTCCCAATATCTCCGACCATAAACAGTTAAAGCATAGTCGCCAGCATTAGCATATATGCCACTATTTCGAGATTCAAGGCCCTTTGATAGCTTACCAACGGTCTTGCTTGTTGCTCCTTGTGGCGCGTTTGTTACTGGATCGCCATTTCCATTTTTTCCAAAACGAGAAGTAAGCAAGTGAGCTGTAAGATTCAATAACCCTTCATCGTAAAGATTGCCCCAATACTTGGCAGAAATACTGTTCTTGGCAATATCACTAAAAAATACAACTCTATCATCTGGCGCTTCAGATAGTTCTGGAAAGTACATTCTAAATTTTTCTAAAAAAAGTCATAATAACACCCAAAATTGGCTTTACTTAATTTTAGTCACAAATAAAAGCCGCTAATTAAAGCGGCTTATGTTAAATCTCCTGAATTGTTAAACTTGTATATCCAACCCTTATAGTTGCAGTTACTCCAGTCTGAATAGCCGCCACACGAATCAACGCAGAAATATTAGTTGTTGGTATATAAATAAAATCCATAATACCATTACCAGCTTCATTAAAGTCACTACCAATACTAGAATATCCAGCCGACACAGATGACAATTGAACTCCAGTAGCAGCATTAAACATCGCAAACAAAACAAAACCATTTGCGGCAGAAAAATTTACGGAAGTGCTAAATGAAATCTTGTAAATCTTTCCTTGCTTCAATGTGAATTGGCTATTTGAAGACGAGTAAGATATACCTCTTTCAATTGTTCCAGAGTTAAAGTTGACAGTCTCTCCAACACTATTAAAAGTCTGTGCTAAGTTTCTTGTTGTAAACAAGTATTCTTTCGGCGTAATAGAAAGAAGTCCTGTAGAAATAGACAAACCACTACCAACTCTCACACCACCCAATACTGTAGCAGTAGCATTTGGAAGTGTGTAAGTTGATGCTGGACCTTGCTCGCCTGTATCACCCTTGGGTCCTTGCTGGCCAGTGGCACCAGTTATGCCGCGCTCACCCTGCACACCCTGCGGTCCAGTTAACCCCTGCGGACCAGCAACGCCCTGAACACCCTGTGCCCCAGTGTCGCCTTTCTCGCCCTTAGCGCCTTGAGCTGCTAACAATGCCCATGATGCATTTTGTGGCAATGGAGCAGTGCCAGTTACACTCTCCAAGCAGAAATACGTTGCTCCTTGGTATG